ATGAAGAAAATTGTTATCCATTGGACTGCAGGTGGTTACTATCCAAGCGACTACGACAAAAAATATTATCATTATTTAATTGACAAAGATGGTGTTGTGCATGATGGTGTATTTAAACCTGAAAACAACTTAAAATGTGTAAAAAATAACTATGCAATGCACACAGGTGGTGGTAATACAGGTGCTATAGGTGTTGCAATGTGTGGAATGTTTGGGTTTAAAAATCGTCAATTGGTTGGGAATTATTCAATAACTCCAAAGCAATTTGAAGCAACAATGAATTTTTGTGCGGAGTTATCCAAAAAATATAAAATAGAAATTACTCCCAATAATGTGATGACGCATTATGAGTTTGGGCAAAAACATCCACAGACTACAAGTGCAGGGAAAATAGATATAGTTTATTTGCCTCCGTATCCTTGGGTAGCACAAAATGATATAGGTGCTTTTATTCGAGCAAAGATTAAATGGTACAAGTTAAAAGGAGAATAAAACCGTGGAAATCGCTTATTATGATCTTTCTGGTGGTATCAACCAAGCCTCAACAAAAACCGAACTAGGTTTGAATACAAAAAGGGTTTATTGGGCAGATTCCGAAAATGTAGAAATTTTGCAAAACAAAGGTATATGCAAACAAAAAGGTAATACTTTATTTTTGCAATTGCCTGAAGCTGAAAAAATAACTGGTTTGCATGAATTATTTGTTGACAATAGTTACAGATTGGTGATAACAACTTATAGTGGCAAAATATATGTGTATGATGATTTAACTAAAAATCTTTCAAAGGTTGATAAATTATTATCAGGAGTTGAACCAGTATTTACCAATTTTTTAAGAGGAACGGTAATAGCTTCAGAAGCTGATTCTCCATTTTATTTAGATTTGGATTTTAATATTAAAGATTGTAATTTAAAAGACAATGACGAAGTTCCTATATTAGTAAACAGTATTGCAACATTTAGAGGTCGAGTATGGTTTGCATCAGGTTCAACCATTTATTACTCAGCTTTGGGAACTTTTGATGATTTCAAGACAGATAATGATGCTGGTTATATAAGCGATTTTCATACAGATACATCAGGTATTATTGCAATTAAGCCATACAAAGATTATTTGGCAATTTACAAACAAAATGCAGTATATTTGCTTAGTGGTACAAGTCCTGGTGATTTTGCAATTGTACCTTTTGCTAGTAAGGGGTGTATAGCGAAAAATTCGATAGTGAATGTAGAGAATAAACAATATTTTTTAAGTAATGGTATTTTTGCATTGGAGCAGGTTGGCGAATTAAATCAAATTCAACTTGGTTCGGAAATATCTCAAAAAATAAAATCAGAGTTGGAAAAATTTATTCCTGCTGATTTAGAAAAAAGTTTTTGTGTTCATTATGAAAATAAGAGTCAGATATGGTTTTTCTTTCCTTATGCAACGGAAGAAAATTATCATACTATTTGGATAAATGATTATCTTAACAAGGCTTGGTATAAAAGAATTATTCCACAAAGTATAACTACTTCGTGTATTTTTAAACATGAAATTCTTACGGCGGATAAAGATGGGAATATATATAAAGAAGACTATGGGACAACGTTTGATGGTATTCCAATAGAATTCATGTGGAAGTCACCATTTTTTGCGGTAGGACAAGCTCATCATAGAAAAGTGATAGAGGAATTCTATTTTGTTCTTGATGAAGCATATGATAATAATTTCGATTTTCTTGTCTATAAAGATTATGATAGTCAAACTCCTGATGATATAGAAAAAATCTATTCAGTACATTTTGATCAAATGATTTGGGCAGATGAAAGTACAAATGATAAATTACCTTGTCATTGGGCTTTGGATGAGGAAAATATTCCTGTTTGGACAATAAACAGAAATGCTTTAGAAAAAGCTGAGATTTCAGAATCTAATTATTCAATTCAACTGTGCATTAAAGGGAATTCTATTGATCAATCCTGTGGCATTATAGGATTGCAATTTAGAGAAGTTTATAACGACGATTAGCACCACTCAAATAGTATATACATATTAAAACAGAAAGGGAAAAACAATGTCAGAAACAACAGACACTTTTACAACTTCTTATGGCGCATTCATTCCAGAGGTGTGGAGCCAAAAATTGAACACAATGCTTGAAAAAGATTGTGTGATGCTTCAATGTGTTAACAGAAATTATGAAGGCGAAATTAAAAATCAGGGTGATAAGGTTAAAATTATTACTCCAGCAGAAGTTTCTATTTCAACATTAGGATCAAGTAACATTACTTATGATGCTCTAGAGCCGACTGCAACAAGTCTTGTAATTGATCAGAAAAAATTCTTTGCATTTAAAATTGATGATGTAGCTCAAGTTCAGGCTAATACTGATATTATGGAAGCTCATTTAAAAAATGCTAAAAAAGCAATCGAAGAAGTGCAAGATTCGTATTTATTGGCTCAACAGGCTTATGCTTCAGCAGAAAATATCGTAGGTTCGGAAGATTCTCCGATTGTGTTAAACAAAACAACAATCTATGAGCAATTTGTTAATTTGGCACTTTGTTTAAAAAATTCAGATGCAGTATCTGCGGACAAACGTCCTTGGGTAGTTATTAACCCTAAAATTGAATCATATTTGTTGCAAAGCACAGAATTTATTAATGCACATAATGTTGCAGATGAAACATTAAGAGAAGGTGCTATTGGTAGAATTGCAGGCATGGATGTTCTTGTTAGTACAAACTTGACTGCTGTTGATAACAAATTCTATGTTTTAGCTGGTACAAATGATGCGATTACGTTCGCTTCTCAATTAGCAAAAATCGAAAGCCTAAGAGATAAAGATAGTTTCTCTGATTTGGTTAGAGGTTTGTATCTGTATGGTGCAAAAACTGTACAACCAAAAGCATTGGCTAAAATGATTGTTAGTGCGGCATAACCCCATATTCGGCTGTACCTTATAGGTACAGCCACTTTATAAGGAGAACAAAATGTTTAAAAATTTGAAAGCAAAAATTAGAGAAATTGCAATTTCTGCGGTGCGACTTGCTGAAGAAACTCTTGGAAGTAACAAAGGCAAAGAAAAAAAAGCTCTGGCAATTGAATATATTGTTTCGCATCTTCCTATAGTAGCCCCTTTGCAAAAGTTGATAGCAATGTTGTTATCAAGTTTTATAGATGATGCCGTAGAATTTGCGGTGCATTATATGAATGAAGGAGGCTTTAATGGAACCAACAAATAATTTAGACAAATTTTCATCTTCTGCCGATCAACAATTATTTGGAAATAATGATAATTCACGAAATGGCTCGAAAATAGATGATCTTGTTTCGTATGATGTATTAAACTCACAACAAGGGCGATATTGTATGAGTGAATTGGCTAAAGATACTATCGAAAAAATTATTCAAGAACAAATTTTACCGACATTTCGTGTTAATTCACCTTCGGCAATAGAAGAATTCTCAAAAGAAAAACCTGATTTCTTCAACTCAGAAGGGCGAAAAGACGTTTTGAATTATCTGCAAAATTCAAATTTTATTGTTGATAAAGATGAAATGAATAGAATCTCTCAAATGGTGGAAAAACTTGAACAATGTGCCATTGACAGATATCTACAACAACAGGCTTACGAAAAAAATTTAAGTAATGAAAATGAGCTTGCAAAGAGGAAGTTAACAGCTAATGCTCAAAATAATTCTTCTTTCGGTGTGAATAAAAGTGGAATTTTTACTCGTGAGCAAATTGGCAGAATGAGTGGTGCAGAATTTACCAAAAATGAACCTCTTATTATGGAACAACTTAGAAAAGGGCTTATAAAGTAAATTCTATTCTGTATTGTGGGCGACATTGGTCGCCTGCGATATGGAAGAAAAGGAGAATAAATGAATTATCTAGAATTAATTAACAAATGTTTAGTGGAATTGAATTATAAACAAGTGAATGCGTTTAGTGAGCTTGTGAAAAATGATCACAAAAAAATAAAAAATATTATAAATCTTATAAATACTGAAGTTTGTAGATTTGATAAATGGAATTTTTTATTAAAGAAAAAGGAGTTAATTTTGCCTAAAAATACAGGAGAATTGAAAAATACAATTCCAGGCAGAATAACTTTATTATTGATTGACGGTGTAAAATATGACTATACTGAGGATTTTAAAAGTTTTTTAACAAATTCTCAAGCGCCTAATACGTATTCAGAATTTAATGATAAATTCTTGTTCCCAATATTTAACGAAAATAAAACGATTGAAGTCGTGTATTACACAGAAAACAATGCTATAGATATTGATGGGAATGAAAAACTGTTTTTAACAAATGAGGAAGATGCTTCACTAATTCCAGATCCTTTTGCTGAACCTATATTAGTGTATGGAGCATGTATGAGATTAAAAGCTAGTCCTCAGCATGTAAAGTTTAGTTATTGGATGAGTATGTATAAAGATGCTCTTGCAAATTTACGTTCTAAAAACTGCGTGAGTATTGATAATACTCCAATTATTAAACTCTTTAGAAATTAAGGGCAAAAAAAACAGGAGTTGAACCCCCTGTTAAGATTTACACTAGCCGAAATATAAATAGCATGACTATTATACAATTTTTTTTCAAAAAACACAAATTATACTAAGAAATGTAAAAATGAAACAAATAACACAACAACAAAAAAAGTTCGTAGCAGAGTATATAAAGTGCCTTGACGGTGAGGTTTCAGCCAAAAAGGCAGGTTACAAATCTAAGGATTTGAAAGAAATTGCAAATAATCTTTTATCTAAAGATTTCGTAATAAATGAAATAAAACTTCAACTTAAAAAACAAATATCTTCTCTTTGTGTCAATAAAGGATATGTAATTCAAAAATTACTACAAATCGCAGAATTTTCTCTGGAAGAAGAAGATGTTTTGGATAAAGAAGGTTTTCCAACGGGCAAAAGGAAACTCAGAGATACTTCGGCAGGATTAAAAGCACTGGAAAGTCTTTGCAAATATTTGGGATTTCAAAAAGAAGAAGACGATTACAAAGAAGCTAAAATAATCACAATTTCAAACTTAGATGATAGCAAAATATAGAAAGGATAATTATGAAAGATATGGAACAAGTATTGCTTAGCAATGCTTCACTTGATGAACTTATAAAGATGAAAATAGAGGAAGAATTTAGAAAAGATTCTACACGTAAAACGACAAAAGTAGCTAAGAAAAGTATATTGGATCTGAAAGATGTTCCACACGAATTAATCTTCAGCAAGAATTCTGTTTTTAGAGTTTATAATCGAACTAACAAAACAGAATCTTTAATTAATGGAATTCAAGCTGATGCTATGATTGGAATTCAATCAGGCATTAGAGAAAAGTTTTTGTCAGGAGAGTTGACTGCTTTTTCTACAGATGATGCTTATGTAAAATTTGAAAAAGTCGTTGTGTAATGTGTAAATTTGTAAGATTTAAACCAGAATATTTGGATTTTGTTAGTTGTCTTTATAACAAATTTAAAAAATATTTGGAAGATGACTACAATGAAGATACCTTAGCCGGTTTGATAGAACGAACAGAACCTTTCTTTTGGGTAATACTCTCCGACACATCCCCTGCCGGCTTTGTGTATCTTGAAAACTTAATTGGTAGTAGTCAAAGGCTTCATAGTGCTGAAGTTACTACTTGTATTCACCCTGGATATTGGGGAAGTTTTTCCAGTTATTGTGCCAAAATTTTCTTTAAAAAGTGTTTTGATGAATTTGGTTTTCAAAAAATCAAGGCATTAGTGTATCCACAAAATCACAGGGTTAAAACTTTATTGAAAAATAGTGGTTTTACAAAGGAAGCAGAACTTGTTTCAGAAACCATGCGTGAGGGGAAATTGCAAAATATTGAAGTATATTCATTGTTTAGAAATTATTATGAGGTAAATGAAAATGAAATTTGAAACAGAAGATTTAACAAAAAAAATTAAACAGGAAGAAGAACATTCATTAGCTGTGGCTATTGTTGGGAAATATGACAAATTTGAAGAAAGCAGAAACCAACAATTACAAGATATAAAATCCGTACGAAATGCTATTTATGAAGCAACTATACCAAGTGTGAATGCTTGGGGTAGTAAGATGCAATTGCCTGAAATTTATGAATTGGCTCAAACCCTAAAATCTCATTTGGTGCAAAACTTGTATTCACATCCTGAAGCCATGTTTGATGTTTCAGGTACAAATCCGCAAACACAGGCTTATGCAAACAGGCAGAAAGCAATGTTAGTTAATACATTTGAAAGAATGAAACTTGAAGATGAGTTTGAAAAAATTATAGATAGTATTGTTGAAACTGGTGAAACAACTCTTTTCATTGGTTGGGAAACAAAGGTTAAGCAAACTCGTCGTGCGCAAACTTTAGATGAACAAATTTTAAATCCAACAGAACAAGGTTTTGTAGTAGAAGAAAAAATTGTTTACGATAATGCAAAAATTAAGCACATCAAATCGGAAGATTTTGTATTTGATAAAACAAATGCCGATAAATGGGATAATTGTGCGAAGATTTATAGAACTTATTCAACTTTGGATGAAATAGTTTCTGATAAAGCAAATAATTTATTGACAGATGAAAAGCTGGAAATATTGAAAGGAGTGGTGGCAAATAAAAAGAATAAACAAGATGACAGAGCTATTGATGGGAAAAAATTGGAGATTTTGGAATATTGGGGGGATGTTGAATTATCAGATGGTACAGTTTTGAAAAACTGGCTTGTTGTAGTAGGAGCTAGAAAAGAAATAATTCGTTTTGAGCCAAATCCTTTTGTTATAAATCCATTTATTCATGCGAATATAATTGAGTGTCCAACTACAGGCAGAGGGATTTCACCACTTAGAGTTGCATTGATTTTGAATAATATTTCATCAACAATTTTGAATAAACAAATTGATGCTTTAGCGTTAATGATGAATCCACCATATTTAGCACCAAAAGGTTGTTTTAAAGGTGAACAAGATGTCAGACCTGGTAAAATTATAGAATATGATGCAGCATTGATGCCAAATCAGCCAACACCTTTGAGTTTTGATAAAGCAATGCAAGGTTGGGACTTTTTGAATTACTTTAAAGGGACAATTGAAAGTGCAACAGGTATTTTCAAGAATATGGCAGGAAATATTCAATCTGCTGAGCGTACGGCTACTGAATTAAATTATTCAGTAAACGGTCAGGAGGCTAGATTAAATATGATGTTGGATGCAGTTAATAGGAAAGTCATTGTACCTATGGTTGAAAAGACCGCAGAAATTATTGCAAATTTTAAACTCGGTCGTGAGGTTATTGGTTTGAATGATCATGGCAAATCTATGTTTTTAGAGATTGACGATAATATCCGAAATGCTAATTATATCTACCGTTATGGTGACAGAAAAGCTACTTTTGAACGCAAAGCAAAACTAAAAGAATTGTTTGAGGTGGTAAAATCTTTTGCTCAAGTCCCAGAAGTTGAAGAAAAAATCGACTGGATGGAATGTTTTAAATTTGCGTTGGAGCAATACGGAATAGAAAATTCTAATAATTTTTTGGTTGAGAAGTAGTTAATATGACATATCAATTATTAAGAGCTCAACGTGAATTTTTAGAGATACCTCATAAATACACTCTTGATGTAGCTGTATATCAAGGTGGTTATGGTTCTGGTAAAACTTTTGCCGGTTCTCTTTTGGGCATTCTTTTATGCTTGAAGTTTCCTGGGATTCGAGGATTAGTTGGTGCTCAAACTTACACGCTTGTCAGGGATACGACATTACAAACTTATTTTGAACATTTGGATAATATGGGTTTTGTTGATGGTGTGGATTATGATTGGTCAAGCACTTTGCAAAAACTTACTTTTAAAAATGGATCAGAAATTCTTTTTAGACATTTTGATGAACCGAATAAATTAAAGTCTTTAAATCTTGGATTCGTTGAGATAGAAGAAATGTCGGATATCCCTTATGATACGTTTAAGATGCTTTTGGGACGTATGAGGCAAAAGACAAGAAAATGTTGGAAAAATTTTACCTACAGAATTTTTGGTCATACAAATCCTGAGATGCAAAGAGGTTGGGTTTACAAAACTTTTATGGAAAATCCACCACCTAACTATAGGTTGATTACTGCACCAACTACACAAAATATCTTTTTGCCTGAAGGGTTTTGTGATGAGCTTAAAAAACTTTATGACGAAGAATATTATAACATTTTTGTTCTTGCGCAAAACGGTGATTATAACAATGGTTTGGTCATCAAAGATTTTACGGATTCAAACATAAAAGATATTGCGTATCAGCCAGAAATGGATTTGCACATAAGTTGTGACTTTAACGTAGATCCTATGTGTTGGGTTTTGGCTCACAAGACAGATGACAAAGTTTTTTATTTTGATGAAATTGTATTAGAAAATACAACAACTGCAAAATCTTGTGAAGAGTTTTGTCACAGATATCCAAACCATAAAGGTAGAATTATAATCAATGGTGATGCTTCAGGAGATAACAGAAGTTGCACAAGTGAATACACAAATTACGTAATTATAAAGAAAAAATTGGCACAATTTGGTTATGATGCAGAAATTAAAATCAAGGCTTTTAATCCGCCGATAAAAAACAGGATTATGGCATTTAATGCTAAAGTAAAAAATGCAGATGGTGAAATTTGTATTTATGTAGATAAGAAATGTGAAAAGTTATTGTATAACATCTATAATTTGCGATACAGAGAAGGAAGTTCAAGAATTGATATTCCTACATATACGCAAATTAAACAAAGTAAAGAGTTGAAATTTTTGTCACATCCTATGGATGCTGCATCATATTTAGTGGATTTTTATTGGCCAATAACTTTATAAAGGAGATTTTATGGATAATTTATTATACTACTCTCCAATTTTAATTGCGGTAATGGTATTTTTAATTCAACAAAGAATAGTCGTGACTCCCGAACAATTGGAAAGAAAGCATCGTGAAATTTTAAAAGATGTTGAAGAAAAGTTTGTTACGTTGCATAGCTTCAATGATTTAAAAGAGCAATTTAGTGAGATGAAAGAAAAAATTGATAAAATTTATGACTGTATTATTGCAGTAAAATAAAATGTTAACATTTGTTACAGATGAGATAATTATTACTAAAGTTTGATGCTTTAAATGCCGATATACTACATGAAAGATTTTGTTACTAAGTAAACTGAAAGGAAAAGCAATGGGACTGGCGGCATCACAAGCAAGATTTTTAGCCATAACATCTCGAAAAGCTAATTGTGAATTCCGATCTATGGAAATAGCACAAGATAAACTTTCAGTTACTCGTGAATTGGCAGAAGTTTCACAGAATTATCAAAATGCCTTAAATCAAACAACATTGGTTTGGGATTTTGACGGTTCTGGTCAAAATATGTTTAATTTATCATATGATGTTTTAATGACGCCAACAACCTTGAACAACTTTACGCCTTATTTGATTACAAATAGAGCTGGTGCGGTTGTGTTAAATGGTCAAATGGCAAAAGCTGCAAAAAAAATTAGCACTGATGGTGACCCTAGTACTCCGTCAGAAGCTGGTTTTGCTGCATTTATGAAAGAATTAGGCAAAGCAGGTGTTGTACCAGAATCTGTAGCTCAAGATATTAGATTTGTTACTGATTATCATTATGCTTATAATACTGTAAATGATGAAGGTAAGACAGTAAAAGTTCCAATAGAAGAAACTAACCTTACACCAGAGCAAATTGCAGCGCAAAATGCTTATTTGGATACTGACTTTGTAAACGGTTACAATAAAAAAGCAGGTTGTGGTGCAGAACCATTGAATAAAAATGGTGCCTGCGCAGATAACGTACTTGGTTTGGCATATAAATTAGAACACTTAGATTTAGGTATAATTACAGATTATTTGAAAGATTGTGATGCAATTTATGTCAACGGTGCAAAGGCTAATGATTCACTAAAAGGGAAATTAACTTTAGACCAGATTTTAACAAATGAAGTTGTTGTGGTTCAAACATATCCAGATGGAGATCACAACTATCACGGTATTGCAGGTTTAGGTTTGAATGAGGATGATACTTCAGGTTTGTATTTAACTCTTGTTGATGCTTTAAAAGAACAATTGGTAACTGATGCAGTAACGGCAGAAGCGTTTATGGCAGCTGATATTGCAACTCGTGATCAATATAGAGATTATAAAGAGTTATCAGGTAAGAAAGAATCAGAAAGTAATGTTATAAATTCGTTAAAAACAACTTCTGATGAATATAACCAGATAATATACTATGAAAATGAAAAAGATAACTTCAACTCAGGTGCTGGTGTTAACTTGACTCATATGCTTGGTTATTTGTTAACCCAATTTGAAAACTGTTTGAATGGTTATGAAACTTATTTTGCAGGACCTACATATTCAGGATCATCTTTTGTAACTGAAGACCATGGTTATTCTTTTGTAATGCAAGATGAAAATGCTGTTACAAGTGATGTTATTTTGAAAGCAGATTTCTATATGCAATTGTACAACAATATATGCGCTAGTGGTTGGGCATCAAGTGATAAAATAGATGTTGATGAAGAATATCTTGAGCAGATGTTAAAAAATGGTAATTACTTTATAACTGCATTAAGTCAAGATGGTTATTACTATCAAGGTCGCTACAATGAAGGTGATTGTATCGTAGAAGTAAAAGACCATGATGCAATTGCTCAGGCAGAAGCTGAATTTACAACAATGAAAGCTAAATTAACATACAAAGAAGATAGATTAGATGTAGAAATGAAAAATATAGATGCTGAGATTTCTGCGTTGACAACCGAGTACGATTCTGTAAAAGGTTTAATCAGTAAAAACGTTGAAAAAATCTTCCAAATGTTTCAATAA